TCCCCATAGCGAAGCGGCATGGTTGTCCAGTGTGATGCCGTCCACCGACACTGACAGCACGACGCCGCACCAGTGCCATTCGTCATTACACCATGCCCGCAGATTCTCAAAATCCGCCATCGCCGCACGATGGGCTTTCTGCCCAGGCGTTCCGCCGTAGGGTGGGGCATCCCAGCCATCACGACGGGCGATCTTGACCGCCTCTTGAAAGCCATAGAACCGCTTGCTTCCGCATCGGCTTTCGGCCAGAACCATCTCACCCGGCAGTTTGGCACGCCGGGTCCAATCGCTGACGGGCCCATGCACGTCGTGCTCTTTCCACGGTTCGCCCATGTCGGCATCATGTTCGATGCGGGCGGTAATGGTGATACCGTCGATGGTAATGCTGTCGTCGATGCTGGTGAACTTCATCGCTCTCCCTCCACAGAGCCCATCTCCGGGTCCGCATAGGCGGACTCGATCCGCTCCCCGCAATGGTCGCAGTACAGTTCCTGTTCGTAGTTCGCTTCTACACCGACCAGCGCCCATTGTGCGTGCCAGGGGCGTCCTTGCTGCACGTCCTTGATGTCGGCGTCGATCAGGCCGATTTCCTTGTTGGCACACTTCGGGCAGCACGCCCCGCCATCCCTAAAGACGTAGCACACCGGATACCCGCCAGGCCAAGCGTAGGCCGGGAGCGGTTCACGTGACACTTCCAACTTCAGGTGACGGCGCACCCGCTTGAACGCTTGCTTGCTCACGGCGACACCTCCTTCCCCGTCTCGACGGAGTACACCGGATAGGGTGCGACCCCATCATCGAACCAATCGTGTCCGAAGCAGTACGCTTTCTCGCCGTCGTTGCAAGGCTCCGAGAGATGGCAAGCCCCAGGAACGCAAGGCGAGCAGAATCCAGCCTTGGTGTAGTACGGCGAGCGGAGAATCATAATTTCGCCGTGCTGGTCGGCCATCGCGACATACTCGCCGTCGTCCAGCCCCCATCCCAACGGCTCATCGCCGCAGCATCCACACGTCGGCTCACCGTAGTCCGGCTCCGACGAATCGGCCCACGCCTGCAGCACGTCGTTTTGGGAAATCACGCCGAAGCGGATACCCGTCGTGCGGTCGATGTTCGTCTCGCCCATGCCGTAGTCAATTCCGCGTCCCATTGCACTTGCTCCGGTTAAGAGTTACCTTCTCCGTCGTGCCACGCGGCACGAACCCCAGCCGTCGTTGCTGGGCGGCCTCGCGGCCTACCTTGTCCGCATTGCGGCCGCCCAGCACTAGGGCGATCTGCCGCAGGAAACCGCTATGGTCGCTCATGGAAGCCTCCCTTGAGCCGCCGCTTCCGGGCATAGCGACGGCCGCTTGCGGCCAATCCGCTGGAGTTCCCGGTATTCCGCCACCAGTTCGGGGAACACGGCGCTCGCCGTTGGCCAGTCGATCCCGTATGGGTTGTACCCGGGGAATCCTCGGTGAATTTCCCGGATAATGGCGGCCATCCTGCGGACGATAGCGGCATCACTCATGGTCCACCCCGATCGCCTCTAATGAGGCCCTGGCTTCCGCGGAAGCCACCGGGCAGCGATCCACGATCCCGAGCAGGGCCGTGACCGCTTGCTCCAGCTTGTCAATCTGGTCCGCCTGATCCAGAGCATGGTCCACCAGCTCCGCATGAGGCGTCTGTTCAAACTCTTGGCGTAGCTCGTCCATCGCCTCTCCCCAGAGTCTCACACTGGAGAATTCCAGTGTCGTTTCCCGTCCATTCCGACCGCAACCAGCGGCCGGAAGCCAGTAAGCCGCAACATTGTTGCGGCCAAATCGTCCACCCGGGAATCGAACCCGACCAGCTGGGTTTCTCGCCGCAGCTGTCACACCAGTGCCGGACGCCGACACTACTTCGCCCCTGGCAGGGCAGGCCGTAGCACCGACAGCCTTTTCGCGTCCAAGCTAGGGCAACACACCCCGCTTGCAGACGCCTGGTTCAAGTTGTCAAAGAGCGAACAGACGGCAGAGCCGCCGAGCACAAGTACAGCCGTACCAAGCCCCGACACTGGCATGGCATTCTGTAGTCACCGCCCAGGGAGTCGAACCCCAGTAAGAGCCGCCGACGGCCACGGTGTCGTTCGTTCGTTTCAGTCGTTCACACCGATCCGTTTTGATCGCAACGACGATGATCTTTCAAAATCAATTCGCGCGCGATCCAAGGCAGCAGATGAACACCAGCAGCAGTAGGCAGTACACAGCCGGGCCAGGAACAGAGGAGCAGATGAGTAGAGGAACAGAGCGTAGGCATGGGTAAACGCGGGGCAAACGCTGGGGAGGCTGGGCAAACGCAGGGAGGGGGCGATGAATCCCCATCCCCATTGCCCGCCAACGACTTACGGCAATCTGAGCCACCCCGCCCCCGGCAACACGGACGGGTAAAGAAGGCTTACCCCGCCGTCGCGATATTTCCTGGACGGTTTCCACCCAACGGCAATTACCCATGCCGCTCGCCATCACCATCAGACTGGAATTCTCCAGTCTGATTTACAACACTAGCTACGGCAATCTGAAGCCGGTTGACTTATTCTAGCTAGGGCGTTTTCCGAGACGTGGTAGGGCGTTATGATATAATGTCAGTAGGCTAATCTTGGCGTGGCGAATAAAAGTAGGCAGGATAATGATGCGGTGGAATTAATGTAGGCAGCTTAATGGGGCGGGTGAGAGTTAAACTGGCTAGGATAAAGGGGTCGAAATGGGCCTGTTTAAGCATCCGGTCGTTCTTCGTGGGGAGGATAAGCTTCCCCTCGGGTGCGACTTGGCGTATCGGCTGATCGACGAGGCGGAAATAAAGCGGGGTGAGGAACCGTTTCCTGGCGGGACGTGGCTCCATGTCTCGGCGGTCAAGACTAAGCCGAAAGCGTCGGTGCTACTTGGCCTCGAAGGGGATTGGACAGGGCAAGTGCAGGAGCTGGTTGATCAGGCAGTGAGGGAGGAACTGATAAAGAGGATCGTCCGGTTCGTCCAGGCGTCACTGCTGACACTGGAGGAACCGGAGAAGGCGAAGTTGGTGCTGCTGGATGAGCAATGGATGGTCGAGACGATCGTGGAGGTGGAGGAAGAAAGGTCGCACTGGATGGATGCGACCTTTGCGATCACCTGTCCACGCTCTTGACCGTGAAGCCGATTGGAAGCTGCCACGCCACCGTGTCGAACTCGTTCGGAAGCTCGTCGGAAACAAGCGGCCTTGGCCCTTCGACGACGATGATCGCATCGTTGAAATTGACCACCATCGTTCGAGGCCCGATCGGCTCTGGCGGCATCGCCTCGATGTCAGGCTCGGGTCGGCTTCGCATACCCTCAAGGCGGGCAGTGCAATCGACCCCGCCAGGAGAAACCGAGACGACCAGCTTGTACCCAATCTCGTCGAGCAGGGTATTCACCTTCCCAAGCATAATATGCTCTTTGCTGCCAGCATAGTTGAAAGCGATCGTTCGCGTCAGCTTCTCTTTCATCGCTGGCTCCTTGTGTGAAATCAGGCGAAAGACGTACTCGTATCCGCCAGAAACATCGACGCTATCCACCCGGACCTCATACCCGGCTGATTCGAGGAGTTGGTTGATGACCGCCAAGGCTACGCCTGGGGTGTAGTGATTGGTTTTAGCTTGGCTGACAAGCGTTCCACTCATCACATGATCCTCTCATCGGTGTCCGGTCTGGTCGCGAAACGCTGCACTTCCTCCTCGGAGAGATGCAGTTTGACCTGGAGCAGCCCGTCGCCCTTCGAGAAGGCGTTCACCAGGCAGGCTCCCAGGTCGTCTTCGTAGCTCTTGATGACCTCCTGAGGTCGGCCGCTGGTTCGGAGGCGGTTGAGGTACAGGAAATCTCGCACGACGCGGAGGACGTCCCGAGGGCCGTCCTCCTTCAGCATCTCTCGCAGGGCAGTCAGGTGCTTGGGCCTCATTTCGCCAGCTCCTTTTCGATTTCGTCCCGCAGGGCTTCAAGTTCTTCTCGGGTGAGGCGGATTTCCGCGTAGCTTTTGACCGGCACGTCTGGGCCGATAAAGCGAAGCGTGTAGTCGCGTGGCCCAAGGTGGAACTGATACGACACGTCACGATCGGGAAAACGAACCCCAGACTCATGCCCGGTCTTGAGGGTGTGGCGGATGCAGTCCAGGACCAGTGACGCCTCGTTCGCGGCGAGGTTGAAAGCAATCGGCGGAGCCAAAGGGCTACGAATTTGCACCATCGCCAGCATGTTGTTCTCCTTCGGGAATCTTGCACTTGGAACAGCTCGGTTTCCCCACCCGCTGACACCGCTCGCACCAGGTCACTTGCTCCTGAGTGCGATACACCACGCGGTTTCGATTGCTCGTCCGCTCTCGCGGCATGGAATTCAACGTCTCGGCGTCGAAGGACTTCTTCGACAGGTCGATCAGGGCCATTAACGCGATCGAGACGGTCGGCCCGATCCGAGACAGGAAGTCCAGCCGTTCCTTACTCAGGTAAAACGAATGATGCCGACCCTTTCCGGTGGCGAAAGGTCGGCCGCGCTTCTTCTCGCTCATGACGGCAACTCCAGCGTTCCACCCCAATAGCGGGCGATCACTTTACATATACCCTCGACGACCGCCTGGACGTACTCATCTTGCCCTCGCAGGGTAATTGCAAGGCTGTCGCCAAACAGGAAGATTTCAAAGCCTCGTTGCTCTGCGCCGAACAGTCGCTCAAACTTGCCGAGCCAGTCTCGCATGCCGCCTTGAACTATCCGAATCAGCGGGTGCGACGGCTGGTCGAGCAGGTTGGCAAAAATGAACGTGTCATCGTCGTTCTTTTGGCTCCACGTTACACGGTCGCGACCAACGAAGTCCTCGACGACATAAATGACCTGCATCAGCGTCGGCTTGCGCTCGCTGAACCGGACAACGTAGTCGATGCTCATATGCCCTCCCCAGGGTATTGTATGAACTGCCCAGGATTTCTTGACAGTTCCCGTTGTTTTTCGCCGAATTATCCTCTACACATTAAATCAGGGAGGGGATGATGGACTCTGGGATGGGGTAGCTGATGGCGAAGACGAGAAGCACTCCAAAACCGATCCCCTCCCCGCTTCTCCAGGACATGCGGTTCGTGTACGAAAACCCGCAACTGCGAGAAGGCCAGCCGGAATCCACCCTGCGGCTGATGGACCTCTACGACCAGGACGGCGGGAAGTTCATCGCCCAGCTGAACAGCCTCGAACGCGCCTACTCGCAGGAAGTGTCGGCCTGGCAGCGGGCCAACGCCGAGGCGAAAAACGCCAAAAACCTAGAAGTTGAATCACGCAAACCGGGGGCTTTGCCCGAGGTTGACCCCGGCCACCTTCGGATCGAGGAGCTTGCGGAAGAACTCCTGACCGAATGCCTTCGCGACCTCGGGAAACTGGAGTAACTGATGGCGCTACTGCACAAGAAAGACGCGGATCGGCTGAAGATGATCCGCCGCCGCGTCGAGGACATCTACCGCACGTCGCGCGGAGCGGTGGTCAAGAACAAGTTCGAGCGGATCGGCCTGTCGATCTTCGCCGAACAGCGATTCCTGGTCCAGATCATCGACAAGCTGATGGAACGGATTAACGCCGAACAGATGAGTCCCGCCGAATTCGACACGCCCGACTCCCGGCAAAGCCCGATGGTCGATGGCGACACCGGACAGGAGGTCGAAATCGGGATGGAGGACGAGGATTGATAAGATGCCGGTGCGGGCCAATTGTTCCGGTTCCGCTATCCGCAAATCGGCACTTGCGGACACTCCGGCTGGCGGCTTGTTGCCGCCAGCCCTTTCTGTTTTGAGGGAACCATGAAAGCACCGCACCTTGCAGAACCGCATACCGACGCCGAACTGGAACTGATCGACTCGCTTGAAGTCCCCATGAACAAACGCAAGAAGCTCCGCTGGGGTTACGTCAATCGTCAGTGTCGCAATCCACGCTGCCAGCAGGTGACGGCCGTGGCGGACGGGTGTCCCTGTCCAGCGTGCGGCTGGCGTTATCGAGAAGACGACCCCACGCCTCCGCCTCGTGGACCGTCAACATCGGGTCCAGCAGCAGTTCGAGGAGCATATCGCAAGAGGTAGCAGCCATGCAGACTGGAGAATTCCAGTCAGGAATAGGTTCGGCCGTAGACATCCTGAACGCCTCGCAAAGTGTACCCACCGACCTCGTGGGCAATCTACGCTGGCGTTCAGCACTTCTCAAGAGATGTCGCGACCCCAAATACCAGCAAGCCGTCCTGTGGCTGTGCGAGCGGGACATCCTGTTCTGGATCAACAGCTTCGTCTGGACCCTAGATCCCCGCAAGGCGGGCCAGAAGGTCTCTCCCTTCATCTGCTGGGACTACCAGGAAGAAGCCCTCCTTTCCCAAGACCCAAGCAATCCCGGCCTGCTCTGGTGCATCGAAACAGGCCACTCGATGCTGATTGAGAAGTCCCGCGACATGGGGGCCAGCTGGCTCTGCCTCCTCGTGGCGGCGTGGCAGTTTCTCTTTCATCCGTGGATCAAGGTACTCTGTATCTCCCGCTCGGAAGACGCTGTGGACAAGGCAGGCGACCCGGACTGCCTGTTCTGGAAGATCGACTTCGCCCTGGAAAACCTGCCTCACTGGATGCTCCGAGGATGGGAGCGGAGCAGCACGTCCTGCCGCCAGAAGATGGTCTTTTCCCATCCCCTGACAAAATCAACCATCACCGGCCAGGCATCGACCGACAAGGCAGGCGTCGGCGGTCGCGCGACGTGGATGTTGATTGACGAATTCTCGCAAATCCGCGAAGCCCGAGAGATTCTGCGAAGAACAGCCGGAACGACCGACTGCCGCATCTTCTCGGGAACCCACAAGGGCGTCGGGAGCGTGTTTTACGAGCTTGCCAATCCGCTTTCGGCCGCAGGTGCGTTCATCAAGAAGCGGGTCATGCACTGGACCCAGCATCCGATGAAGAAAAAGGGTATGTACCGCTGGGACCAAAAGCACAACCGCCCCTCGATCATCGACAAGACCTACCGCTTCCCGCCCGACTACCCGTTCGTGAACGAATTGAAGCCCGCTGGTGGTCCGTTCCCGCACATCCGGTCGCCGTGGTACGACAAGAAGGTCAAGGAAATCGGCGACGAGGGCGGCGTGGCCGAGGACTTGGACATCAACCCGTCCGGGTCGCTCGATCAGGTCTTCGACGCGGTGAAAATCAAGCTCATCGCCCAGGAGAGCGCCCGCGTCCCGCTTTGGGTTGGAGAAATCGAAACCACTCCCGATGGTAGGCCGATGGGCCTCCGCCAGGCAAGGGACGGAAGGCTCCGCCTGTGGCGGTATCCCGATGGCGACCAGTTCGCCCCGAGCCGCTTCGTGGTGGCTTGTGATGTGTCGGAAGGCGTTGGAGCAACGCCGTCTTGCGCCACAATCGCGGACGCCAAGACAGGGGAGAAGATCGGCGAATACTGCACCGCCCAGATGCTCCCAGTCGATTTCGCCCGATCGGTCGTTGCCCTCTGCCGCCTCCTGGGGGATGATGAGGGGAGAGAGGGAGCCTACCTGGGCTGGGAGCGTGCCGGGCCAGGGAATACATTCGGAAAGGCGGTCCAGGAAGAATACCTCTACCGCTTCGTCTTCCGTCCAGCGGACGACGACAAGAAGGCGAGAAAGAAGCACGCGGTCGAGCCGGGCTTCCTCCCCACCCCGGAAGCCAAGGACAATATGTTCCGCCTCTACGCCCAGGCGCTCTACAGCCGCCACTACACCAACCCGTCGAAGAAAGCTCTGGAGGAATGCCTGGGGTTCGAGCGGGACAACCAGGGCCACGCGGTTCACCCGAACGTCAAGACCCGAGACGAGTGGTCCGGGGCGACTCAATGCCACGGCGACCGGGTGATTGCCGATGCTCTCTCGTGGAAGCTGATCCGCGTCCTCGGGATGGTGCGAGCCAAGGCTGAATCAGGCAAAAAGGAGGCCCCGGTCAATAGCTTCATCTGGCGTCGGGACAAGAGAAAGCGTAAAGTGGATCAAAACGGGAGATGGTAATGGATCGCATCACGCCGACCTCCACGACGTTCCACGCCGACAAACCCAAGCCGGTCGAGCCGACAAAGCGGCCCAAGGAAAAGCAGCTCCCGGTCAAGCTCGACGCCCTGATTGCTTCCATCGAAGCATCACGGCAGATGCTCCGCCCCTACGTCGAGCAGCGGCGAGACACGATCCGTCAGATCGGCGGTCCCCGCTGGTCCGGCGACAAGAAGCAGCCAGCCGTCCCGCTGAACGTCCTCTCCGCCTACCAGCAGATCATCTCCCGCTCTCTGATTGCCAAGGAGCCGAGGGTGATGCTGTCGAGCTTCGCACCCAAGGCTGGGCCGGTGGTTTCGACCATGCAGGACTGGCTGAACAAGCGGATCGTGAAAATCCAGCTGGCCGAAACGCTCCAGCGGTGGGTGTCCGATGCCCTCGTTTCGGTGGGGATTCTGAAGGTCGCCCTCGCTGGCCCGACCGACGCCGCAGCCGCCTACCGGAACGCCCCCGCGGGACTTCCCTTCGTGGACGTGGTGGACCTGGACGATTTCGCCTTTGACCCAGGAACCACCAGCCTCCGCGATGCGGGCTACCTGGCCCATCGTGTCCGCGTCCCGATGGCTGCCGCGAAAGCCCAATACCCCAAGAGCGCCAAGTTTCTGGAAGCGTCCGCGATCGCGATGTACGACGGCTCAACCGGGGAAGAACTCACCCGCAACCTCGGCCGTCAGGCACTGACTGATCGGCAAGAGTTTGAGGACATGACCGACCTGTGGGAAATCTACCTTTCGAGGCATCGAATGGTGGTCGTCCTGGCCTGCGACGAGTCCGGCCTTCCCACGTCGGAGATTCTGGAAGCCAAGCCGTGGCTCGGGCCAGACTGCGGGCCATATGAATTCCTGTCGTTTGCCCTCCTTCCAGGCAACCCGATGCCCAAAGCTCCCATCATGGACCTGATGGACCTCCACCTGGACATCAACGCCGTCCTGGGCAAACTCTGCGACCAGGCCAGAAGGCAGAAGAAGAACCTTCCCATCTCTGGCGGCGCGGTCGATTCAGCTGGAAGGCTCGAACAAGCCGAAGACGGCGAGATGTTCCAGTTCGAGGGTGAAGTCCCGGTGGAAATCTCCTGGGGCGGCCCGGACGCGGGGAATGTCCAGTTCCTCGAAATCCTCCGCGCCCTGTTCGACTGGCAGTCGGGCAACCTCTCGATCCAGGGCGGCCTTTCGCCTCAGTCCAAAACTGCCTCCCAGGACAAGATGCTTAACGAGAACGCCTCGGCGAGCGTCCTGGACAAACAAGACACGGTGATTCGGGCCGTCTCGAAGGTCATCACCAAGCTCGGCTGGTTCTACTACCACCACCCCGACCTCGTGATGGAAACGAAGTTCGAGCTTCCCGGACTTCCCAACATCGGCATCGTCCGCTCCCTGCACCCGAACAACCCCTCGGCCCCGAATCACCAGCAGCTACAGGCCGCAGGTGCAAACATGCGGTCGATCCCCTGGGAGGAACTGGACCTGTCGGTGGACCCGTACTCGCTCCGCCACCAGACCCCCGAGCAAAAGACCCAAGAACTCACCGATCTGGTTACGAAGGTCGTAATCCCCATGCTGGGCCTTCCGCAGGTCATGGCTCAGGGGGTCAGCGTCGATATGGGCGCTTTGGTGGAGAAGCTGGCCCGCCTTCGTAATCAGCCAGACCTGAAGGAAATCGTCACCATCCAGTCGGCGATCCCGCAGGGAGGGGCTGGTCCACAGGAAGGCCCAGGGATGCCTGCCGAGACGGAACGAACCTATACCCGGCGAAGCATGGGCGGCGATTCCTCGCAAGGCAGTAAAATGAATGCAGCGGAGAACTTCTTCTCCGAACAATCTGCCAGCGAGGAATGAGATGCTGCCGAAATACCTGCGCGACGTGGCGATTCCCGACATCGTGGTCAAGCTCGTGGAAACCGACCTGCACTGCAAGGCGTGCAAGGCGGAGCTTCACGTCGGCGACGATTACGCGGTCTGTCCGTATTGCTTCGGCTCCAGGCTGGTCCCGCTTTCGCGTGTCGGCTGGGACATTCGCGCCTACTGGAAAGAACTGAAAGATGTCTCGAACAAGCGGGCGGCGAAGCTCGCGATCGAGGCCGTCCGAGAAATGAAATCGGCGAGGTACGTCGGAGGAAAATGATGAAGGCCCGAATCGTGTACGGGAACCCCATCCGCTACTATCTGGACGATCGGGAAGTCACCGAGGAGCAGTTCCGCTCCGAGACGCCCGATCGCCTCCAGGATGCCCTCGATGCTGGCGAAACCGCCTGCGGCCAGGCCACAACGACCTGGCCGCAGGAGAGCGAAGCGCTTTCAGTGCTGCCGAAGCAAGTCGAAGCCGCCAACGCACGAAACAAAAAGCACGGCATCGCGGTCCACTACAAGGCGGATGGCACGGCGGTCGTCACGTCCGCCAACGCCAAGCGCCAGCTGATGCGTCTTGAGGGGTTCCACGACAAGCGGGCTTTCAACTGAGGTCAACATGGCAACGCTGAATATCCTGAATAGCTTCTCGCTCGAAACCCAGGGCCGCACCCTGGAAGGGAAACAAGGCTCATACGACGCCGCAACCGACACCCCGATGGCGGTGACGGTCACAGGCACGAATCACACCGTCATCGGCACGCTCGCCACCGCGACGGTCGTGACCGTCTATGACGACGACAACGACGCCCCGACCGACTTCGATTACCTGTACTATTGGGCCGACCAGGACAGCTACATCCAGCTGATCGGCTCGGGAACGAACGTGATCTTCAAGGTGCTGGCCAAGGTTCCGTTCACCATCACCTACGACTCTCTCCTGGCCGCCGCCGACACGACGATCATCACCGGCGGAACGGAACCGACCCTGACCGACATCGACAGCATCGTGATCGGCAATTACTCCGGCACGTCGATGAACTACCACTTCGCGGTGGTCGATTAAAAGGGACTGGCCTCCCACGAGGAGGCCAGTCGGCAGCTGATGGCGAAAAGGCCGGGCTTGCCCCGGCAACGTCACCATACTGCTCAGACTGGAATTTTCCAATAAGAAACCACCTAGCCGCCCCTGACTGTGCGGCATGTCGAGAGTGGCGTTTTCCTTCGCGGAGGGTTTTCGTGCCAGTAGGCGCAAACGTGAACCGCGCGGTCCTTCGCTCGCCCAAGCGTTGCGGCCGAAACAGCCACCGGCTATTCCTTGGCCGGTAGAGAGGATTCGACAAAAGCAGTTCCACCAACACGGTGGTTTCCCAGGCAACGGGCCGGTAGTCGATCCGGCTTACCCCATACGTCCTGGTCCGCTATGGCATCCCGGTAGCTCCGGTAAAAACTGCTGCAGTAATCGAATCCTGGCTGTGATCGCTCTCGACGCAAGGCAGAAGCTCACGCTGTTGCGGGGTTCGTAGAATACCCCATAACAGAATGATGCCGAAGGGAATGGGGTCTGCGCTGACCTCAGCCCAAGGCAGAGGAAAGAGCCATGCCGACCATCGAACAGGTCAATCAAGTCCTCCCTCACGTCATCCCCGACGCCCGGCTGGAAATCAACAAGCTGAAGCGCCTCGTCCTCCGCCATGGCGACAAGAAAGCCTCCATTCGCGTCTGCACACGAACCGGTATTCGTCTCTCGAACCCGATCCGAAACATCAAGATGACGCTCATTCAGGAGAGAGCTTTAGTCCAGCTCATTCACTGGCTCCGCGACAAGCCGCATCGCGGAATCAAGTTCTGGATGGATTTCTTCCCAATTGGCCTAGTCAGGTTAATAAAACAACTAGGATACGAGAGCGGAACCGAATGCCTGATCTGCAAGGGGCCAGCCCGAGATGGCTATTGGGCAGTTCAGCCCAAATGGAACGGCCCGGCGTGCATGGAGTGCATCCTCGCTCAAAATCTCCCGACCGCCTGAGACTGGAGAATTCCAATGACCGACATCGTGCGACTGAAGCC